TAGTCATCGTTTCACTTCCTAATGATATATTTTCCTATTCGTACTCGTAATACGTTTCGATGCGTATTTCCGAAACTCATTAAGAGCACGTCCTATTTCCTTCCGTTCAAGCTCAGTAGGGGGACGCTTGTTATACTTCGTCCTCACTTGCTCGACAAAGCTCTCAGCAGCGTTCCCCATCATCTCTTCAATCTGGGACTGGCTGGTTGTATCGTCAGCAAGAACTTGCACCTTCTGCTTATGCTCAACGCCAAACCTATCGGTAACCTTCAGCATAACCATATGGGCGACAATCTTTCCGCCAGTCTCTGCATTGCGCCCCACCGGGGCCACCCCTAATGGGATAGTCCCCGATGGGGTCCAGATATCAGTTGCCATTCTAATTCCTAACTGCGTATATCCAACATAACAATCTGGTTGTCAGTATCCACGGATGGGATTCCCATCGCAGTACCTATTGGCCTGGTGTCTTCTTCAGAAGAAGCGTCCCACAGGTCAAATGCGCCTGACTCACCTGATGCTTGGCTAACGCCTATAGCGTCACCAACAACAGCCACTGCCGCTCCAGACAATACAGAGGCAATACCGGATGTCTGTAGCCAGCAATAGTAGCTTGCCGTCACTGGGATCGTGGTTACCCCGAGTGGCCCGGTTGTCATAGTGCCATCACCATCAACGATCTTGACGTTTGTGTATGGGTTGTAGGCCAACCCAAAGAGAGACGCTGTGGTCAGGGCTGTTCGTATTCCATCTGGCTCATCAAGAGTGATGATTACCGTGTTATCGGCAGACGCATCATGGGCGGGGTGAGACTTAATCCTGTAAACCTCTCCCTGACCAGGGCCGTCATTACATATCAGATAGCCGTCCTTGTACTGATCCTTTGTAAGGTCAGTGGTCGGCACTTCAATACTGATAGTCGTGTCACCCGCCGACTGCGCTGCTGTCGCCTGAACGTCCATGTCGTGGGCGGCTACTGCTGCCACACCATCAACTATTTGCCCCGCAGTTGTAATAGCGGTGCTGCTATTCTTGGCATAATAGAACGTGCGACCATCAGGCAAAACAGCCTTTGTACCAAGCTTCTGCTTCTGCTCAGATGATTCAACTTTTTCCATTCCATAGCTAAGATATACCGTAGTTGGAAATGCCATTTCAACTCCTTTACAGGCTCAAAACCTGCGAATGCCGTTGTAAATTTTTGCGCTAGGCACGGCCTTCATTACACCTAGCTTAACTGTGCGTAAGGCCCTAATCGCCTTTTCCCTCTTACCCGTGGATCAGGCTTATTTTCCTCAGTCTTCTCGGGAGAAGGCTGAACAAGCTTCGGTCCGGTATTTCTCCCTGCACACCACCGACACGTACATGAATCACTGGGGGGCCACGGGAAGAGCCCTACACGGGCCTTTCGGGATACATAGTCTGGATTCCCTGGTAGGTTATCCAGCCTTGTTCCTGCTTCACTCACGACCTCTCCACTTGGAGACACCATAGTGCGGTGGCGATACAGGGATACCTTCGCTTGCCATTCGTCGATATACTCCCACGAATAGCCCTGACTTACTAATTCCTGTCGCAACTCAGTGCGTTCCTTGGTTGTTATAGCCATATCATTCCTCTAATTAGGAGGTTGCAGGTGTACCAGCATCCAGTGTGAGAGCAACGCCCTTGGAATCGTCAAGCTCGAACACACCATAATCAGCAGTCATTACAACCTCTGTCGCACGGAGAGAAGCGTCTCTCTGACGTTCTGTCCTGGTGTCAACACTCTTCAAAACAGCGAGAGCTGACTTGTCCGCGCAAACCCCAACGGCATCATCCGAGGCGTCAATTGTTATATTCCCATCCTCGAATATTGGGACACCGTTGATCGGGCGAAGACCACTGAAGAAGTTGCCTAAGAGTTCAGCAGACCAACCTGCTGGAACAGGATATGTACTAGATGCCGTCACCGCAGTGTTGGCAATATCCCATACCGCAAACGGGTGCTGAACAATGTAGACCTGTGACCCGAACTTGTTGCCCTTGGCATAGGCTACGGTTGCGGATACGTTCGCAAGGCTCATGCTTCGGCCAGCAGCTCCGATATCTGTGCTGAAACCAGAGTAAAGCGCCGTTACGTCAGAGTCCTTTTTCCTTGCCATGCCGTCACCAAGCTGTCTCCCAATGATGGAGAACACGTTCTCGGCACTCTGTCGTGCTAACTTATCGGTAATGATAATCTTCGCACCGACCTCTGCCGCTGTGAGGTCTACCGTGGTCATCCCGATATCTTCCTCGTCGATGATGTCCTGCCCGTCAACGAGATCGGACATACTCATTTGTCCTACCTTCGGGACTGTGACCTGCTTAGAACCTTTGGGCAACGTGAACTGCTCAATCAGGTTCATAGCCGGAGCATTGTGCTCCTCTGTAAATCGCGCTGTCGCGATAATGATTCGTTGGGCATTCTCCAGATTGCCCGTAGTTGCCGTCTGTGCCATATCGAGCCTCCTTTAAGCTCCCAGTGCTAATCTTCTTGCGGCGCGTACTGCCGCTTCTGACCTGTCGCCGTTATTGTACGCATCAAGTAACCTATCGTCGTTCGACGACACCTCCGCAGCTCCCTGACTATTGTCGAAAGTCTGTGGAGGAACACGACCTTGCTTTAGCCGAGCATTTTCTGCTCGAAGATCCCTGTCACTTCGTATTCGCCTGACCTCCTTCTCCATTTCTGCCGGAGAGTTAGTCTGCTGTAGGGCTATAAAATCATCAAGCATCTGCTGGTCTGCCAGTCCATGCTTCTTCATGTAATGGATAGCCGCAGCCTGACGCCCCTGCAAAAACCCAACCATGTTGGCAGTCTCTTCCTCTTGCTTCTGGAACCTCTGCTCCTGCCGGATGTATTGCCTGGCCTGATCCTTCGCCTGTTCAGGCATATACCCTGCGTCTTCTAACTGCTGTTGATATGCTCTGGCCTGTCGCCCCACTTGTTCACGCCACTCACGCTGTTTTTCATCAGCACGGCGTTGTCGAAGTTCCTCAAGCTCCCGCGTTGCCCGCTCGTCTGTCGGGGCAACCGCCTCTGGTTCTGGTGGCGGTGGCTCAGAAGCAACTGGGGGTGCAGCAGTCTCTTCGGCACTAGATGCCATGTCCCCGAATGACGTAGTGTCTTCCTCCTCCAGTGTCCCCGTGAACTCCTCTTCCCCGGTAACCCCGTCTCCCTCTGAGACGACCGGTTCTATTATATCTACCGATTCATCTGTCCCCTGTGGCTGTTCCATTGAAGTAACCATATGTTAGCACTCCTTTTCCTGCATATATATCACCTAGTCTTAAAATTCACAACATATAGTGTTAATTATTAATAATTCCAGTATTTAATCGAAGGTTCTCTCGGTATAAAGCATCGTAGTCATACACTGGCTTAGGAGATCCAGCTCTCATCCTTTGCTTCAGAGACTTGTTAATTTTCTCGCCCCGTCCTCCGTAGTTATACCCTGCATCAAACATCGCCAGTATCCATTCAGACGGAGCAGAGCGTACAAATCTTTCCCTCATTGTCCATATCATCCCGTTTTCACGAGACTCTTTATCAATAGCCTTCCCTATTCTTTCGCCGAGTTTGGTATGGGCTTTCCTACTCTTGCGTTCCAAGAATGGCAAATCCAGGTATTCTCTTACCTGTTCCTCGTCAACCCCTGATTTAGCAGCAATGAGCTTAACCACTCTTGGATGTTTCTCAAGGTCATAATATGTAACTTCCTCGCCAAGTATCTGGAGCTTTAATGAAGATGCATATCGACCTGCGTCCACCATAGTCGATACCTCTTCGGGGTATTCACCCTCGATAACCCGGATATTAGCCAGTAGTTCATCCAGGTCTCCTTCAGTCATGGTAGACCAGAACTTGGAGATTCCCTTGTCGTACTCATCCCAATCTACTTGCCCGGTATCTGGATCTGTAGCTTCCTCGAAGACCTTGTAATACTGCCAGACCAGATGCTCTCGCGTTCCTTCTTCTGGCTCTTCTCTTTCTTCATCCATGTCATAGAGCCTGTCGTGTAGCCCACCTGACCGGCGACCCTTCTCGGAATTCCACGTCCCGTAAAGTTCAATCATCCTATTCTCCCGCAGCTTGTTATACCCAGTCATCCCCTGGGTTCCCTTGCGGGCTATCTCAGGATTAAATTGTTCGCTTCCGGGGGGGGCTGACAACCTCTGGTCAACAATCTTTTGTATCCCCTCCAGGAACCTGACTTTGACATCATCCACTTTCTCGTAGAGATGTCCTTTGGGTCCGCGGTATGCTGGCTCTCCGTATCTCTCAGAGACTATCGCGTCAACAAGAGGCTTTACCGTGGCATCAAGTTCTTCATATGTCTCACCAAATTTATCCCTCGCAACTTCATTCTGCCAGTCTGATCGGCTCATTGGACTAACGCGGCCACCGATAGTTTCCGCTGCCACTGCTGCCGTACCGCCAATAACCCTCTCGACAGGGCTCGGCCCCATATACCCCTCTTCCGGCTCTTCTCCGAATACCTGTTCTATAGAACCAGGCACTTGTTGCGCCACGCCTACAACCTGTTCCAGAGCCTGACCCGGAGCAATTGGAATTGTCAGTTCGCCTATGTAAGGCAAAAGACGGTCGGGAGCAAACCTTCTGTTCCCCTCTTCGTCTCTCGTTAAAAGAGCCTCGTCTCCTGTAAATGTATATCCAGACCAGAAGTTGTCCCAGATGATACGTGAGCTACCACTACCCAAGCTCCGCATTGCTCTCTCTGGATGACCAGTCGCAACATTGGCTATAGCCTGGAAGAATCCGATGGATGGCCCAAAGAGAGAAAAGTCTTGATCCCCATACCGTATAGTGTAGAAGTTAGAATTTGGCCTACCGTCTATCCAGGGGCGTCTGTCTGTTTCATGCCCCGTTGTATAGTTAATCATCTCTGTTAAAAAGGCTGCCATTCCAAGGGTCTGTACAATTGTTCTGGCAGCCTCTCTGCCTTGAATTGTCTGTTCAACCCCAAATGGCCTCCCGGCATAACGTCCTATCCCTTCTATTGCCTGACCATAGCTTTCAAGCCTGGACTGGAAATACCGTGGGGCAAATAATAAGAGATCCCCTAGATCACCACCGAACCGTCGTTCCGACCACCCAGTGAGCTTGTTGGCTATACTCGCCATCTCCTGCATCTGAGATCTGCCCGTTGCCGGGTTGATAGCCCATAGATCCTGGATGGTTTTCCCTTTTTTAAGTTCGTTTCTTAGTAGTTTATTAGCCCAATCAATCCGGAGGGCATCACCGAATGTCCCGAAGGCCAAGTTAAACCGTTCAAATAACTGGGC